GTTTAATCCCAATAAGACGATTGTAATTATATCCATTAAGGATAGGGTAGCTAAGAAAGTACTTAGGAAGATTAAGTACATGTATAAAAACTTACCCGATCATTTAAGGATACAAATTGTTAATGGTAGAACCGGTGAATATGGTACTGCCACCGATATGGAATTTTCTAATGGTTCAACTATATCTTCTGTACCAACTACCGAAGATGCTGGTAGGTCAGAGGCTGTATCTTTACTAGTTATCGATGAAGCTGCCATTGTAAGATGGGCTAACCAGATTTGGGCAGCTGCCTTTCCAACATTATCCACAGGTGGATCTTCTATAGTAAATTCTACACCTTATGGGGTAGGGAACTGGTATCATAAGCAATGGGTTGATGCAGTAGCTGGGGGTAATAATTTTAATGCTATACGTTTACGTTGGGATATGCATCCTGAAAGGGATATGATATGGTATAATCAAATGGCTGATTCACTAGGTAAACGGAGAACAGCTCAGGAGATAGATGGAGATTTCTTAACCTCTGGACATAACGTATTTGATCCGGATGATATTAAAGCAATAGAAGATCTATTATTTGAACAACAGGTAATAGAAACCCGATACAGTGGGCAGCTTAAGGTATTCGAATTACCAAGAAAAGGGGTACACTATTACTTAGGAGCGGATATTGCTACAGGGAGATCACAAGATTATTCTGCCTTTAGTATAATGGATAGGAATGGTGAAGAGGTGGTATGTTTCAAAGGAAAGATATCAGTAGATAAATTCGCTGAGTTAATAATGGAATATGGATACCGTTATAATAATGCAACCCTAGCACCCGAAGGTAATGATATTGGTTTAGCGGTTGTTAAATTAATTCAAAATAAACACTATCCAAATATATATTATAGCACCAGGTTACTTAGGAAAAAGGGACAAAAAAGAGCACAAGTTGAAGATATTCCAGGTTGGCTAACTACCAGTAAGAACAGGTCTGTTATAATAGATGAATTAGAACAGGATATAAGGAATGAAGAATTATTTATAAGAGACCCATTCTTTGTACAAGAAGCTTACACATTTATATATGATGCCACCAATAGACCAATAGCCTTAGGTAAGGGTAAAAGTAAAGGGGAAGAGGATGATCAAACATATACAGATGATTCCATTATGGCAAAAGCAATTACCAATTTTATAAGAAAAGGTAAACAAAAATCATTAACCGTATCACCAAGATAATATGGCATTTAATTTATTCGGTACTAAACCAAGCCCATCACCAAGACAAAAGGAGTTCCTTAAAAAGAGTACTCCTATTGATGCGGCAAAGAAAAAAATTGTATCCGCACCAGCTGGTAGAGTTTCTGAACCACATGATGCTGGAAAAGGGCTATGGATACCAAACGCTAACAAGTTTAATATTATAAAACCAGATAATATAAATGAACTAATCCCAATAGTTAGGTCCTTATATAAAACTAATGAGGATTTAGGTTCGGTAGTATTTGACCTTATTCAATTAACTAATACCGGGCATCATATAAAATTTGACCAAGATATAGACCCAGACTTACAGGATAAGATGAGGGAACACCTTAGAATTCGTTCTAAAGAATGGGGGTATGGTACATCAGGTATAGATGGTTTGGTAAACAAATTTGTTGCACAAATATGGATAGGCGGAGCTTTATCATTTGAAACTGTTCCAGATAGAAGACTTACCCAGTTAGAAGCAATACCTATGATTAATCCAGAGACTATACGTTTTGGATTAAAACCCGGAGGCAGGTATGAACCATACCAAAAAGCTAGCGGTTACAGGGGTATACTGGGGGAATATATTAAACTAAACGAAGCTACTTACTCTTACACCGCCCTCTGGGGTGATGAAGATACACCGTACGGAGTACCCCCTTTTATAGCGGCATTAAATTCCATATCCACACAAAAGGATATGAAAGACAATATTAACCATATATTAAATCAGTTAGGTTTACTTGGTTACCTGGAAGCTAAGATGGATAAACCTGAACAACAGGCTAATGAAAGTGATGGTAAATATAGAACTAGATTAGAACAATTCTTAACCGAGGCCAAGACCAATGTATTACAAGGATTTAAAACTGGGGTATTAGTTGGGTTTCAAGAAGACCATGAATTTGAATTTAAAGCAACCACTAAGAATCTTAGTAATGTTAATGATGTATTTAATCTTAATCAGAATCAATTAGCTAATGCTTTAAAATCACCCGCATCTTTCCTGGGGTTAGAACAAGCGGGTGGGGAAGGACAACTAGGTATAGTATTTACCAAGATGTTATCTCAACTTATGAATGTCCAATCTATTCTATCACAAGGTTTAGAAAGGATATATAGTATGGAACTACTTTTAGCTGGGTATGATTTCTCAGGGCTTAAGGTAGAGTTTAATAAATCTACTATCACCGATGACCTTAAACTATGGCAAGGTAAGGAAATTAAACAAAGGGTATTACATTCCCTTTGGGTTGATCGAATTATATCATCTGAACAATATGCGGATGACATGATGTATAAGAAACCTTATAAGGTAGTTGAACCCCCAGAACCGGGTGAAACCAATGATGCATCTGGTAAAAAGAAAGAAGACCGAGAAAAAGATAAAGATAAGTCGGATAGAAAAGGCCGGGATAAGAAGAACCCACAACCCAAAAGAAAAGACAGAGAAACAAAATCCAGATAACTATGATTAATAAAGGAAATAGAACTGGGGAAATTAGATTGGGCTCAGGCCATAGTTTATTAAATTCCCATAAACCCAATATAGTAGACCTTAAGAAGTTTGCTAGTGAAATAATAGGAAGCGAACAAATTGATACCCATAGTTTTGGGTTATTTGATACTGCTAGCCCTAACTACTCTACATATTACCCGGATGTAAGTGCAGAGGACCTTATGCCTAAAGAGGATGAGTTTATTAATCCAACCTTTAGAATGCTTTCAGAAACTATAGTATATAAGGGGGCTCCAATAGATTTTAGTAAAGCTGGGATTTTAAAATCCAGTATGAATCTATTACTGGGTCAAACCATAAACATAGATCATGAGGTTGCAGTGGGTAATGCTATAGGTTCTATCTCAGATACATTCTGGCAGAAAGCTTATAAGGATTCAATGGGTAGATTAGTTCCAGCCGGAATAAATGCTATAATGAAGATAGATGGTAAGTCCAACCCCAGAATAGCTAGGGGTATAATGATGAGCCCACCTTCAATCCATTCAAATAGTGTAACTGTAAGATTTGGTTGGGAGCCATCCCATAAATTTGATAAGGAAGAGGATTTCTTTGAAAAGTTGGGTACCTATAATAAGGATGGTGAATTAATAAGGGTGGTAGTAAATTTAATTAAGAGTTATAATGAAACTTCTTTAGTTTCCCACGGGGCTGACCCTTATGCCCAAAAAATTGGTAAAGATGGAAAGATATTAAATCCTGAGTATGCCAGCAGACAATATAGTTTCTCGGCTGATAAACCTATAAGTGGGTTTATGGAAGTTGATTATAAGACAGAAGAATTTTCTTTATCCAACGATAAAGCAATACCTACCCGTTTAATTAATATAAGTAATAACAACGATAATCCAGAAAACATGAAGGAAATTTTAAAAGCCTTAGCTTCTGAATTTGGTTTTAAAGAAGATGACCTTACCGAGAAAAACTTGGTTGAATCATTAAAAGGTAAATTCGATGAGGCTAAATCTGAAGATAAATCTGAGGCACTAACTCAATTGGAAGCTGATAAAGCCCAATTAGAAGCAGACCTTACTGCGGAACAAACAGCTAAGACCCAACTAGAGAAAGACCTTGAGAAGGCTACCTTTAATAAGGAATTACTGGAAACCGTAACGAAGAACACAAGAAGTGAAGCAGTAAAGAACTTCAAACTTGTTAAAGGAGATAAAGCGGATGCAAGTATCATCAACCTTATTTCTAATGCTGAATATGAGGGGGCAGTAGCTTTCCTTAATGAGTATTCAAAAGAAGCCGATGCTAAGTTTGCACCAACCTGTAACAAATGTAATTCAACAGACATTTCTAGGGCTAGTGCAAAAACATCTAAAACTGGCCTCATTGATAAGGAGGAAGAAGATGTAGATAAGGGTAATAGAACTTCATCTGATGTAAAAGCCAGATTAAGAGAAAAGAACCGTAAAACAAGCCGCCTATTTTCTAAAGATCAGGAATAGGTTTAATAATCATATATAAAAAATTACAACTATGGCATTGACACAATTTGGGGAGAAAACTAGAACCCTAATCTTAAAAAGTGAAAGTCACAAACTTCACCACGCTTTTGAGGCGGCTGCTGTTATCCAAGCTGGTCAACCAGTAAAGCTTAACGCAGATGGGACAATAATCCCAGCAGTATCTGCTGAACCAGCCAAGAACATTATAGGATATTCTATACATAATGCTAAGGTAAATGATGTTGCAACCATCATGATGAAACCTTATCTTATTGTATGGGCTGAACCCAAGGCAGCAGTAGCCGCTGGACCGGTAGCTTATAATGGGCAAGCAACTAACCCGGATTTTATCTCAGTAGCAGCGGAAGCAGTAGCTGGAGATGGATCAGCAATTGGATTTGCACTTGACCAATCATTGGGAGCTGATGAACCAATCAGAGTAGCCCTTTTTTAAAATAACAGTATAATAATACAAAATACTAAGAGATGAATTTAGAAAAATTTGAAGCCTCAGAATATAATGGCCGAATCGAGGAAATGGTTAAGATGGCCGAATCCTTAAGAAAAGACAAGGATCAACCACAGGATATCAGCCTGGGGGAAATTGTTGAAGAGCAATTTGAGATTAGTTACCAGGATCTTTTAGAAGACCTTGGAATTGATCCAACGATTGATACCATTAATAACGTTATGACCTTACCGGGTACTGATGCTAGATGGATTATACCGGAGATCATTAGAGACTCTATCCGTATGGGATTAAGAGATGCTCCTATCTGGCCAAACATTACGGCTTCAGAACAGGATATCGCTCAGAAGTCGGTTACTATGCCATATATTAATATGTCAGATGCAACACCGAGAAAAGTAAATGAAGGTGAGACTATTCCATTAGGGTCTATCTCTTATGGTCAAAAATCTGTTAGCACATTTAAAATTGGGCGGGGGATTAAAATGACCTACGAGGTAAGAAACTATGTATCACTGGATGTGATCTCTATTTTCTTTCAGGATTTCGGAGTAAGATTAGGTCAAGCCTTAGATACCCTAGCGGTAGATGTATTGGTAAATGGTGATCAGGGTGATGGTTCAGATTCTGCACCAGTATTAGGGGTAGTAACTCCTGGGACTAAGACTTATAAAGATCTACTTAAAGTGTGGATCAGAGCTTCAAGAATGGGGCGTAAGCTTAACACCATAATTGGGGGAGAAGAAGCAGCTCTAGATACTCTAGATATGCCAGAATTTAAGGATAGAAAGGCCGGTACTACCGATGCCAACCTAACTTTAAAAACTCCCGTACCCAAGGATGCTAACTATTTCATTCATGGAAATATCCCGGCAGGTCAGGAGATATTAGTTGATCCAAGGTATGCATTAATTAAATTTAATGTAATCCCATTAATGATAGAATCTGAAAAGATAGTATCTAACCAAACTGATGCATTCTATGCCAGTATGACTACTGGGTTTGGTAAGGTATTTAGAGATTCTGCAATCCTATTGGATAGCAGCCTAGATTTCGCAACAAATGGTTTCCCTGAATACATGGATCCAGATGCATTTGCTCAGATTGAATTTGAATAAAAAGAAAGGAGGATAGATATCTAAAAGGCCAAGAAACTCTCTTGGCCTTTATTGTTATCACCCACAATACTATTCTATTAAAATTAACCGTTAAAATAATATAACAATGGCAAAATCAAAACATGTAAAACTTGGAGAAAAAGCCTCTATGTTTTATGACCCAACTACAAAACTAAAAGTTGTACCTGGGAAAGCAGTTGAATTATCAAATGATAATATCCGTTCTAAAAGGGTAATCAGAGCAATCAAATCTGGTCACTTGGATTATGCAGACTCTGAGGACATGGAAGATTTGGATGTAATCGCTTTAGAAAAAGCCCCAACTAAAAAGGCCCAATCTAAAAAGGTTGAAGATGAGGAGGATGAGGATGAAGAACAGGTTACTAAGAAATCCTTAATGAAAATGAAAAAGGATGAATTAATTGAAAGAGCCCAAGAAGAAGGATCCGAATATTCTGAAGAAGAGTTAGAAGACCTTAACAAGGATGATTTAGCTGATGAGATCTTAGGACTTTTAGAAGAAGAATAAGATGGCTATACCGGTACCATATTTTGGTTATTCAAAAATTGGCCGGGCTATTGAGTTAAATAATCTATCATACAATAATCCCACTTCATTCGAGTGGGATTTTGGTGATGGGTCACCAGTAGATGTAAGTAAAGATCCAACTCATGTATATACAGAAGAAGGATTCTATACTATAAAATTAACTGCAACCAATAGTGACGGTAGCTCAGAACCCCTGGAGGTAACTTTAGGAGTTGGTGATATGGTTGATACATTAAATTCTACCATACCTCAACTAATAGATCACTATATACCTTTGCCTTTAATAGGTCAAATGGATAAATCTTTCAAAGTAAGTAGGGTTAATCATTGGCAAAGTTATTTACAACCTCTGGTTTCTATACCATACCAAGTACTTCCGGCAGATACACATAATGAGTTTAAATGGCCTGGGTTAGTTAATACTCTTATAGCTCAATTAGTAGCATACGATTTATTATTATTGGGATTAAACAAATTCCTTATAAATAATGGGGAGAGTGTAATGGTTGCGGGTGGAACAGATACAACAGTTGTAGAAAGACAGATTAAATCCATTGAAACTGGGCCAGCTAAAACCGAGTGGTATGAAGGTAAGATAGAAGAAAGTACCTCTGAAGACTTTAAGAATATATCAGATGCTTATTCTAAATTAATGGGGGTGAATGGGGCTTTCAAACAAATAACAATAGGTGTATGCCAGTTGGCTTCTAGAATGTTAATATACTTACCTATGTGTGAGAACCCATTAGAAAGAACTGCAAGCTTTAAGGTAGCCCAAGCCAAACGAAGAGGGGTTATAGGACCTTTACCTTTTGGAATTAAAGTAGTATCTCAAGCATAATGGGACTAATGACACAACCAGATTGGGATGCTCACCTTGCTGCACTTGATGAATGGCAACAAGATGCGTTCCAACAAACCATAACTTGGATTAAGAACAATGATATCATAGATCCACATGGAGAGAACCCAGACTCTGATAATATTTCTATAGATATTAAGGGTTTAATACAATCTAATTATTTTAGATCACGGCCGGTAACCGATGCAAATGTTGGGGGAGAAATAGATAAACAAAGTATATTAATCTACCTCAACATTAACTACCTTATAGCAAATGGTTGGGCAAACAGTAACAATTACCAATTCAATTTCGATCCAGGTTATGATAGGTTTATTATAAATGGTTTAGAGTATAAAGCTATGGGAGAATCTCAAGCTGGACAAACACATGACAGACCAACCTTTATATTCATAATACTTAAACGGGAAGAGATTGCTACAGGGGAAGATAAATATGGCTAGAAAACCGTTTACTAGTAGGAATACTAATAGGAGAATACCAGCACCAACCCCCAGGGTGGTGTTGACTGGTGATTGGATAAAAACACAATCAGTATTTAATACTATAGAATTAACTATGGCTGTAGGAGCTTCAGCTGGACAAAAGGCTTTTGCTGAAAGGTTAAAGAAATTAGTAAAGAGGCATATCAGAACCAATGGGGCGGGTATAACTCCAGCTTGGAAACCAGTATCTAAAAAATATGCAGCTTATAAAACTAAGATGGGTAAAAACCCCCTAGATCTTTATAGGATGTCTGGCCTTTATTACAGGTCAATAGAAGTATGGAATGTAGGACCCAATTGGTATACGGGTTTAAAAGCTAATACTAAACACCCTGGTAAAAAAGGTAGGTATACTTTAGCCCAGATAGCAAGAATATTAGAAAGTGGTTCATCAGTTAGAAATATACCAGCTAGACCTTTATGGTCCCCTTCATTTAAACAACTTAAAGGTACAGCTGGGGTTAAAGCTTTAGTATTATGGCATGTAAGAGATGCCATATATAAAGCTCATGGGATAAGACCAAAAGTTACTATATAAATGGAATTACCAATAACCCAAGAGTTAATAGAGAGATCAATCTTTCATAACATAAGAAAAACAGTAGTAGCAGCTGGGTATATACCAGACGTGGATTTATACGATGTAACCAATCCAAATAAGGTCATAGCTAAACAAGAAAGCCAAAGATACTTAAATGATGTAGATATTATAAGGGGCACTATGGGTTTTGCTATAGAGTTATTTAATAATGGGACCAGTCAGGATCGTGGGCAAATGAAAATACCCAGGATAGTAATTGAAACCGAAGCTTTCTTACCTGGGCAGTTGGGTATAGATACTACACATACTTATAATCAAAATGGTGATGGTAGCTTCGATAAAATGGACAATGCTTTCCTTACTCAAACCTCAGACTTCTATTTCAATGTGAAACTTCTAAGTAACACAGTAGAACAACAGAGGATATTATATAGTATAATACTTATGACATTACCCCGTAGAGGTTACATGGCTTGGTATAAAGAAGTAGCATTTCTACCTTATCAAAATATGTTTGTAAATTATATATCTCACTACGAACAGGAATATAATCAAGAAGGTATTACTGAGAAGACATATAGGTATGAAATTCCAGATGTTATAGAGATACCGGCTAGTAAGATTAAAGAGGTACCAAAGATTATTAATATAGGTGACAACCTAGATATTCAAGTTATTTAAGATGACCCAAGAACAACTGGATTTAATAAATTATGTACATGATAGCTTACCAAGTGATTCAGAATTAAAGGTAGGTATATTTAAAGACATAATAGAGAAGGTAATACAGTTAGACCTAACTGCTGATGGTAGTGCCCCGGGTGGAGGTGATGCAACTGGTACTATAACCTTACAAGGTGTATTAAATAATGGTAGTACAGCAAATGTAGCTAAACTAATAAGTATTATATCTAATAACTTTACTGTTAGTTCTACCGGTTTATTACAATTAAAAGATACCAGTGATTTAACCCTACAAAATGGTTCCACATTAAACCTAGATAATTTTGCATTAAGTGGGGTTGATGGTTTATTAGATTTGGGAGTTGGTAGTAATATGTTACTAGCGGCGGCAGCTATACTAATATCAGATTCTACTTTAAACCTAGATAACTCTCAGGTTGATCTAAGTCAAATACAAATATCTGGTACACCAGAAACTTTA